AACAGATCTGCGCAGCCACTCGTCGGCGGTTGCCTGGCTAATCTGCAGGCCTTTGCAGATTGTTGTTCCCGTAATAGCCTTATCGGCATTGGTAGTACCGTATCCGATGGTCCAGATACCTACTGCATCCTGGTAGGCTGTCAGGCGGCAGCCCTCAAACTTTTTTATGAGATTTAAACCGTTATCTGATATTTTCATAGCATTTCCTTTCTTCCAAATGGTATCTTGAAAAGATTTTCTGCATATGCTATAATGCCGTTAGGCAAAAAGACAAAATGTTTCCTCGCGAAACAGCAAACGAAAAGCCCAGGGAATGCGACTCCCTGGGCTTTTCTATTCCATTTTTGTATGGCGGCTTAAACCATAGGCTAGTTACCGGCTACTTGTCACCGTCTAACCATTTGCAAATGAGGTGGCAAACCACACCTGCCATGACAGTGGCAATAAAAGACAAAATGTTTTCCAAAGCGAAACACCTCCTTCCTGTCACCAGATTGG